CTTATACCGATAAAGAGACTGGTGAATCGCAAAAAGCTCACGTCGACGTTTTCTTTGATGACGGCAGCTGGAGCATTTGCACTGATGATATCGATGAATGCTGGTACAAATTAGACGGTATCCCCGTCCAACGCCGAAGATTCTAAATTCGATATGTAATAATAATATGATACGAGTGGTCATATTATTATTTGATGGTCGCTTACATTTTTTCAATGCGCAGACCCTTTTTGTCTTTGATTAATTTACCTACCAAAATCAATTCTCCTCCTACTTCTTTTGCTCTCTGATAACTATTAAAATCATAAATGTCGTTAGTAGCTGGATTGAGCACATATTTTACTCCATTTTCCATGATTTCTTTTCCTTTCCATGTTATCTTCTTTGTATCCAATCCACCTTTGTCCTGCTTATCCTTTTCGAAAGATGGATAAGAGGAAAACTGGTTGGACTCCACTTTACCAAATCCATAGCAAACCAATTGTTCTCCATCTTTCTTTGATGTATTTGCATAAATATTGCAATCTACTGCAGATTCTTTGATAGAGGTCAATATCTGATTGTTGATACGCTGTTTGATACTAGCCAATTCATATAAGTTCTCGTCTGTAGTAATCGGTGTTTTTTCGTCAACTCTACTGACATCACGAATTTGCAATTCAATGTGTTTTTCATCTTTCTGTTGCTTTTCGCTCATGGTAGACACATACAAATACACTTTCACCGTTCTCATATCTTCGGGCAAATCCTGATGACTACAAATACGCCTGGCACGTCCTACTACCTGCTCCACACGCACCATATGCCAGTAAGGTTCCACTATATGTACAAATCGTGTATTTCGCAGATTGATACCTTCCGCACCTGATGATGTAATCATCATCACTTTAATGACTTCACCATAATGGTTATTACCATTGATTTCTCGCAATCTGCTTGTAATCGATGAAGGCACATATTCCCACATACTGTTAAATACATTTCGAATGATTTCCTTCTCTTCAGCAGTTTCCGTACCAGTGTACAATACAAATTTGGGTTTTCCCTTATCTTCAGGTTCTTCCATTAGTTCCCATTGGGTTCCCGTTCGCTTAATTTTAAACTCGGCGAAACCATTGGCGAGTAATATCAATCGTAAAATACCGATTCCTTCTAATGTTCTAAAATGGCTATATATTAAATGTAATCCTTCGTTGTTCGGACTAGATACATTTTCCAATATTTTTGCAAATTTTGGACTGAAATTAGCTAACGCATCTTTTGATAAATATAATTTCTCTTCACTGTCTTCTTTGCTTACATTTAATGCTTCCAAAGCCAATTCTATTTTTCTAGCATAACCTTCTTCGTTCTTTATACTGATGATGGACCCTTCTGTTTTATCAGCATCTTCTCCGTCGCCTATCGTTTCTTCTACATTCATATCAGTCGTATTTTTGGGTGCAATGTCCATTACTTCTTCAGTAACATCTTCTCCTTCTTCTATATTTGGAATAGGTCTCTCTATATCGGGAGGAAAAGCAAAATTGCAGGCAGCTCTCGAAAAAATACGATAGGTAGAAGACACTGTAAACAAATCTTCTTTTGCCGAATTTTTCATTCGTTTCAATGTTTTGATATTCTTTTCTTTGGTATGTTCTACTTTGCGTATTTTTTCGTATATTCCAAATTGATGGTCTGTCATTTCCATTTTTTCTACATGATATATATCTCCTGCTTCGGTCTTGACATAACTGGGTAACAATTCCTCCTGAGCGCTTCGGAAATAAGAAGACAGACCCAATATACGACGTTTGAATAAATTCATATTCTTCGCATCCCCGGAATCTATATCTACAAACATATCTTCGAATTTGTCTTTATTATCAGGCAATGCCTTATGATTTGTTTGTTTAATTTGTTTGTCTAATACAGTAATTCCGTTCGTTTTGAGAACCTGTAATACCTTTTCTAAGAAATCTTTGTTTGTAATATTACCACTATCATCTAATTTCACACCATTGTATTTGTCGAAAACTTCGGAGGACCCACCGGTATAACGATATCTGTCATCCTGGTTATGACCCTTTCTCTGCATTGATTCGACATCTGCGTCTGGTTCGATTTCCTCTTCCTCAAATGTTAACTTTTCGGCAAAAGGTTCTTTGGGCATTTTCTTTACTTTTCTAGTAGCTTTCTTTTTTCCTCCTTTTATTGCACGTTTTGTTCCCTTTGCTACCCCGCGCTTTTTGGTATTAACAAAGCCAAATGGGTTTCGCGTTATTGTCAACTTATTATCTCCTACTTCTATGCTATCATATGTTTTCATATTTGCTTTGTCTAACATGGTCAATATCGTGTCTTCATTCAACTTTTCGCGTTTTTGCCATTCAATCGGTATTGTCCAGGAAACAATATAACCTCGCAACAAATTATACAATACACCTATTTCATGTGGATAATTGATAATAGGAGTACCCGTCAACAATACTACTTTTGCATTGGTCGCACTCATTATGTATTCATACAATTTATAGGAAATAGACTTGGGTTGTTTCAATTTGTTGACTATACGACTTACAAAGTTGTGAGCTTCGTCGATGACTATTACACTATTATCAAACGGATTATGTGTATAGTTTCCGGTCAACATTTGCATACGTTTTTCATTCATACCATTGTAGTTAATGTCTGTATATTTACTGCGTATCATTTCATTCAATTGTTCATCCAATGATTCCTGTTCGGTAGAATCCAGTGATTCATAATTGGAATCTTTGTTGATGTTTACCAACCAGGCGCCTCCCTGATTGCGAATAAACAATGTAGATAAAGAAAGTGCTTTTGCTAATATTCCTACATATTCTGGCTTACCGTCGATACTTATAAACTCCCAATATTGGTTCTTTTTATACATATCGTCACCGCATTTCTTCATTTCACTAAAAAAGTTCATTTTTAATGATGCAGGGGTCATGACAAATACCCTTTTGTTCGATTTCATACCTTCAGCAATAGCAATAGATGTACATGTTTTACCTGAACCCAACCCATGATATAATAGTAATCCACGATAAGGGGTATACAAATTCAAATAATCTCGTACTATTTTCTGATGAGTCAACAAATCAAATCCTTTGCTGGTAGAGCGACTATCACATGATGCACTTTCCTGGCTTTCCAATAATTCTTTTTGATATGGTTTGAACAATTCGGTTAATTTTTGTATGAATATTTTGCGGTTGTTCATGTAATATGCAGGTGCTTTAATAATAACCTTTTCTTTTTCACCAGGTAATCTATCGGCTACCTTTTGAGTACGAATGATAGCAGTTGTTAAATCTACATCCTGCACGACATCTTCGGGCTGCTCTACTATACGCAACTTTCTTTTTCGAATAGGTTTCTTTTTCATGGGTTCTTCTACTTCTTTCGTTTCTTCTACCCCGGTTTCTTCGATTATTACTGGTTCTTCTGCTGCTTTCTCTTCTGCTTCAATATCCTTTTCCAACGTTTGTTGTAAATCCAACTGTCTTACTGATTCTGCCTTCTTTTCTTCCACAGATTCACTCGGTTTTTTTGCAGCAGCGGTCGTGTCTATTACTCGTACATCCATTTGTGGTCGAAGTCTATTCAAAATAGCTTCTCTGTCGACTAATTTATCTTTACGTCTATCAACTACTTTGATGGTTTTTGGTTCGACCATTGGTTCTTCAACCTCTTCTACTGGTTTTTCAGGTACATCTGTTTCTTCATCAACATCAATATCTTCTTTTCTTTTATAAAATAATTTAACCCTTTCGAACTGTTTCGGTATAGGTTTTTTTTCTAGTATTTCTAAAGGTTGAAATATACCTGTATTGTTCATTGAATATATTATATCTTTACAAAATATATTCAATTCCTTTTGACGTGAAAAAATAACCTACTTATTCGCTAATATATCAAATTATTATCACAATAGAAACCATATAACTAATACATTGTAAATCATATTAGTAATGAAACTTTCATATATTCCAAAAGAATTATTACATATAATATTATCATATGACGGAAGAATAAAATATAGACATGGAAACTATGTAAATATAATACATAAAAATGATGAACGATATAATATTATTACTCCTATTGTAAATAAGAAAATAGAAATATTGCAAAATATAGAACTAAGTAGAGATGGTGGGTTTTATTTTGAATTTGGTTTCGATACATATAAAGGGATAGGGTTAGTTTATGATTATAATTTTTCTTATCCAAATAAATTTGAAATATGTTATTATGATGTGAAAGAATCAGGACATATTTTGGGAAGCGAACAAATTAGGACTATATATGATTGATTATTTCATTTACACATTTGAATAAACTTGGTCTTTTATTTTGTCCATTTTTCTCAGCGAGTTCCCATTTCTTTCCGGAAAAAAATGATAATATTCAATTCACTCCTTTATCTACCAAAATATGCCGGGATAAATTCTTGATTACTTTGTTATCCAATCGCTTTTGTTCCAAACCTACATCTCCTAACATATTTCGCATCATTTTGATACAAAAATCGTATTTGGGATGGTCCGAATCTAGGCATTCCGGGTTTCGTTGACGCCATAATGGCATTTTCGCGTAATTCTGTTTGGCTACGTAATCAATCATTTTGTGGAATCTTGTGTTTTCCGGGGTATCTTTTGTCCATTCATTATTGTCTTTGATATACATGGTTTCGCGCTTCAAATCTGTACAATGCATGGGTCGTTTGGTAACATCTAGTTCTTTAATGCGCGACAGTATCATATCGGTCATACCTGTAACATACCCATTCTTTCCAATGTTCTCGATATCCTTGAAGTTGACTTCAATGTTTTCAATGAATTCTGACATGTTCATGGCATCTTTGCATGTGGTATTCAAAAAGAAATTGAGATTGAATTTCTGGTTATTATTATTGGTGGTATTATTATTTACAGTCATAACGTTTCCAGAATCTTTTACTGCTTCGATAAGTTGACTTTGTAATTTCTGACTTTCTATATGCAACCGATGATTCTCCTGTTGCTGTTTTTGATTCTCCTGTTGCTGCTCGATAATCAGTGTTTTGAACTCGTGATTTTGACGTAATAACTCCATAATAAATCCGGGCGAAATTTTATTTGTATCAGGTAACACCACATCGGATTCATTGACTTCTATATCACTGCAAATCACGTCATGTACATTTTCTGATTCGGTTGTTTGACTTTTACATGATTTACGGTGATACCATAAACTATTTCTAGCAGTATATTCCTTACCACAATCGCAAACAAATTTGGATTTGGGGATTTTTGGGGATTTTTGGGATTTTTCCGTTCTAAGTGTTCTATTCAAATGTTTTGCAGTTAATAAATGTTTATTATAATCTTTTATATTACCAGTATGATAGTTACAATGAACACATGTATATTTTTGGGGATTTTTTGGGGATTTTTTCATTCTAAAATGTTCTAAATGTTCTATAAATTATAGAACAAAAAAATCCCCTAAATCCTTTGATTGGGAAAATATAAAAAAATTCATGCAGCCAAATATTTCATAAAAAAACCAATTTTACTGCATTATGCTTTAAAACCACTTTTTGCGTTTTTCCAAAAAATGATTTTCCATTCTTGGACAAAAAATTGGACATTTATTTTTGTCCATTTTTTTGTTAGGACCCCATTTCTTTTTTTTGAAAAAATGACAATATTCAGTT